CGCCCTCGCTGCCCACAGCCCCAACCACCGCATCCAAACCCTCAAATTCCTTGTCCATCGCTCCGCTCCTCTCGGTTTCCCGTCTCGACAATGTCGTGTCCATGGAAACCGGGTGCAGCTCAATGAACCGGTCTCCTCGCCGACGATCCGCAGCACCATCACCGGCTTCGTCGACGTGGGACGCAGTGCCGTGCCCAGTTGCCCGGACTCGACCAGTGCGGCGATGAGCTCGTCGCGCTGGCGTTTGTCGAGGAATTGCGTGCGGCGGATAAGCTCGCTCTTGGCGAGACCGCCCTCGCCGGCTTTGCGGATGATGCCGAGCACGCGCTTGTGGTTGGCCTCCGTCGGGTTGTCGGAGACGTGCCGATCGACCTCGACCATGGTGTGATCGGCACAGTGACGCACCAGACGGATTGCCCATTCGGCGTCGATGTCGCGGATCACCGGCTCCGCCGGATCCAGCGCCACGGCGCGGATCAGCGCTACCTTCCAGGCGTTCTCGGCGATGCGCGCCAGGATCGAGGTGAAGGGCGTGCCGCGGGCTTCGCGCAGTAGTCCGGTGACCTCCGCCTTCAGCGCGCGGAACAACTCGCGAGCTTCGGGCGCCGCCGTGACGGTACGCGGATCCGGCGCGGTTTCCGGCCCCGGCGTCATCCCGGCCAGATTGCCCGCCGGCTTGCGTCCACCGCCGGACGCGATCAGCGCGAGCGCTTCGAGCAGATCGGGCGGCGACGTGCGGATGCCGGTGGCGTCATTTTCCTCCGGATAGTCATCGTCGGTCTGAAAAACCAGGAACCGGGCGAGCGAGCCGTCGGCGATGTTGGCCGATTGCAGTGAATTCCAGAAGTGGAACGGTGTCGTCGTGCCGTAGACGCAGAGGCACGGCTGGTTGATGTCGCGCCGCTCGTTCTTGCCATCGCGATTTGCGTATTCTGCTCCCAGAAAGACGCTGCCGGCCGACGTGAACAGCTGCGTCATCGTATCAAGAATATCGGTGATGTGCCGGGGGCTGCGCTTGCGGTCGGCCGCCGCCGACAGGAACATGCCGAACTCGTCGATCTGGAACAGGATCGTCGGCTGGCGGTGGATGGCGGTGAGCAAGCCGGCGCCCGACGCGATCTTGTTGCCGCCGAGGTAGTGACCGAGGCCGGCCTCGACGAACAGCTCGTTGATGACCTCGCGGCTGTGGTTCTTGCCGGAGCCGGAATCGGCGATGCCGACGACGTAGAGGTTCGAGCGCAGGTTGCTCTCGGTCCGGTACTTGCGGCCCATCAGCGCGCCGAGCGCACACAGGCTGGCGCCGACGGCAAGCACCGGCTGCGGCCGCTGCGCGGTTGCCAGCATGTAGTCGACCATCGCTTTCAGGGTGCCGTCCAGGCCCGGCAGGTCGATCGGACATGGCGCTCGCTCGACGGGAGAAGCATCCGGAATTGTTTCCGGAAGCTCCGGCTTGGCCAGGGACAGCCTCTCCAGCAGCGCTTTCGCCGGATGGCGGCCGTTCATGCGCACATTGCCGTTGAGCACGAGCGCCGGATCCGGCGACCAGCCGTTCGCCGTCGCATGGTGGTAGATGGTGCCGGCGCCGATCGATCGCGGCTGGAAGCTGGCCCAGGCTTTCGTGGTCGTTTCGGGAACGTCCTTCGCCGACTGTGCCGACCATGCGGCGAACAGCGCTTCACCATCATCCCCGAGGGCGCCCTTGAGCGCCATGCCGATGCGCATCCAGCTGTCGTAGTCGAGATCGGCGTTGGGGATGAAGGCGAGCGCGGCGGTGATAGCGTCGGCGGTGCCGCGTAGATCGCCGGGCGCGGCCGGCTGCGCTCGGATGTCACCTCCAAGCCGCGCCGGCTTTAGGGTCGCCGGCAACAGCGCGTACGCCTCGTCGGTGAACGCGCGCGCCTGCGCCTCGTTGATCAAAGGCAGCCGGCCGATGTCCATATCGGCGAGCGAGTCCTCCGGCCATTCGTAAGCGCGGCCGGTGTCGGGATGGATGGCAAAGGCGACGAACTGCTGCCCCTCGCAAAGGATCTCGATCGGCGAGCGCCTGATGCCCTTGAACGGCGTGTCGGTGCGGTAGACGAGCAGCCGTTTCGGCGGCCGGCCGATGCGCACCGCCGGCGTTTCGCCCAGCCGCTCGCGTGCCAGCGCTTCGATGCGCAGCGCCACCTCGCCATCGGCGACATCGATATCGATCGCGGCAACGCTCCCGCATGCGATGCCGATGCCGGCGTCGGGCCACTGGCTCCAGATGGTGACCTCGTTGTCGGTCGTCGGCCGGTTGCAGTGCTTCGTCCAGCCGGGATAGTCGCGCCAGGCGCCGCCGATGAACCGTCCCGGCTTCTTCGTGCTCGGCATGATCGGGATGACGGCGTAGCCGTTGTCGACGAGGCGCGCGCCGAGGTCGGCCATGAAGCTCGCCATCAGAACGGCGCCTCCTGCGGATCGAGGCGCCGAAGGTGCTGCTCGTCACGATCCGCCAGCGCGCGCAAGGAGTCGCAATAGCCGGTCACCACCGCCTCGATGAAGGTCAGCCACTCCTCCGGCTGCAGCGTCTCCAGATCGGTCTTGCCGATGCTGTCGAGATACTCGCCGCCCATTTCGCCGCCGCGGACGAACGCCGCCTTCTCGTTCGGCGTCGGATCGATCATGCCGCGTCTCCGATGGCAGAGGTCCTGGCAGACCCGCGAGCAGAGATGGCGGAGCCGCTGCCGGGGATGTCCGAACGGCAGGGCGGGCTCGAACCAGCCGAAGCCGCGGGCCTCGCGGCGGCAGACGCAGCAGAGCATGGGGCGAACTCGCAGCCGGTGATCTCGGTGTAGCGGCCCTGCGGCCGGACGCTGATCCGCGCCGGGACCGGCAGGTGGGACGAGAGGTTCAGCGCGTCGGCGACGGTGCGCGGCACCGGCCGATCCGGCAGCCGCTTCTGCCACCACTGCACCGCCTTCTGCCGGGCGTAGCCGGTGTGCTCGAAGCACACCCACTCGCGATGCGAGGCGAGGCCGCAGGCGTACTCGACGCGCAGGCTCGCCGGGCTGCCCGGCTTCTCGTGCCGGTGATAGCTGACGCCGGACACCATCACCCATTCCGGCCTGATTTGGCTCGACAGGATGGCGCTCGTCGAGGCGGTGCGCGATAAGTCCGGGTGTGGCGGCGGGAACTCGTAACCGCAGCCGGGGCAGGCCCGCGTAGAGGCGTGCAGAATAGTCTGGCAGTCGGGACAGGTCTTGACCGGCGCGGTGCCTTCCTCATCATCCTTCTTGCGTTTGCGCCCATCGATGCGATCGATCGGCCCGTGCCGTTCGACGTTGCCGGCGAAGTCGAGGACGAGGCAATTGTCCTTGCCGTTGGCAAGGCGCGTGCCGCGGCCGATCATCTGCACGTAAAGCCCAACCGACTTGGTCGGCCGCAGCATGGCGATGAGATCGCAGCATGGGGCGTTGAAGCCGGTCGTCAGCACGTTGGCGTTGGTCAAGCAGCGGATCTCGCCGCGCAGATAAGCCGCGATCATCCGATCACGCTCGGCCGATGCCGATTCGCCAAGGATCGCCTCGCAGGCGTAGCCGCGGACCTGGATCGCGTCGCGGACATGCTCGGCGTGGCGCACGCCGGCGCAGAACACCAGCCACGAGCCGCGATCGGCGCCGTGACGGACGATCTCGTCGACGGCGGATGCGGTCACCTCGGCGATATCGACCGCCGCCTCGAGCGGGCCCGCGATGAACTCGCCGCCGCGGCTGCCGACGCCCGAGGTGTCGAGCTGCGTTGCGGTCCGCTTCGGCACGACCTCGCACAAATAGCCTTGCGCGATCATCTCCGCGACGCCGGCCTCGTACGCGATATCGGTGAACAAGGCACCATCGCCCTCGTGCAGCATCCCGCTGTCGAGCCGGTAGGGCGTCGCGGTGAAGCCGATGACCTTGAGATGCGGGTTGATGGTGCCGAGATCGCCTAAGAACCGGCGATACATGGTGTTCGAGGTGCGCGGAATCAGATGTGCTTCATCGATCAGCGCCAGATCGCAGCGCTGGATGTCGTAAGCGCGTTTGTGGACGGACTGGATGCCGGCGAACAGGATCTGCGCGTGTAGATCGCGCTTGTTCAATCCGGCCGAGTAGATGCCGGCCGGTGCTTCCGGCCACAGCCGCAGCATCTCGGCGTGGTTCTGGGCGATCAGTTCCTTGACGTGGGTGATGATGAGGATCCGCGTGTCCGGCCAATCGGCGATGGCGCGCCGCATGAACGCGGCGATGCAGACCGACTTTCCTGTCCCGGTCGGCAACACGATCAGCGGATTGCCGGCATTCTCGGCGAAGTAGGCGTAGATCGCGTCGATCGCCGCGGACTGATACGGGCGGAGCTCGATCATGATGCCGTCCCCTCTGCCGTCCCCTCTGCCGTCGCCGAGGCGCCGTCGACCCAGATGCTGCCGTCGGCAGAGCGATACGCGACCCAGTCCTCGCCGGCATCGACCGGTTCGGCAGGGACCAGATCGGGAATGAACAGGTGGAAGGGGCAGCCCTGCCGCTGTTCGAGGGATGACAACCGCCGCTGCCAACGCTCGCAGATCCACCCGTCCTCGACCGGCGTCGAATGCAGGCACGTCCGGCAGTTTCGCTCGGCCGGCCGATCGCCGTGGCAGTGGTCGTGATGTTCGCACAATCGGCACTGCCACCACGCCGGATCGTCGGAGATCTTCACCGGCGGCCGCGGCGCGTCGATCACCTGCTTTGCCTTGGCGATGAGCCGCTCGCCCTCCGCCGGATCGGTGCGCAGCCGCTCGACGTGAATCTCGTCGGTGTCCTTGCACACGGCGACGTACATCGCCCGCGTGATGCCCGTCAGATGCATGTAGATCTGCATCTGTGCCGAATGCTGCGGTTTGGCGCGCTCGACGCCGTCTTTCTTCAAGCCGGCGAACGACTTGATACTATGCGTCTTGAACTCGACGACGTGCCAGGTTTTCGGCGCCTCCAGAAGGCCGATGGCGACGGCATCGAGCGAACCGCCGAAGTGGCCGCCCAGCGCCGCCACCTGCCATTGCCGGCCGGTCTCCGGATCGGCGTTGAGGACGGTGGCGCCGGTGCGGCGCAGATCGCGGACGAGGCGGTCCTCCTCGCGCTTGCCGGTGTCGAACAATCGCAGCATGCGGCCGGCGAAGCGCGCGCGGGTCACCCAGCGGAAGTCGTACCAGAGCGCGCGGCGGCACTCCTTGCCGATGATCGAGGCACCGAGGTGGTCGCGGAAACCGTCACCGGCGTCCGCGACATAGGCGGCATAGATGGCGTCCAGCGTCGGCGCCGGCGGTGGCGGCGGCAGCGGCGCCATCAGACGCGCTCCTGCCGTCGACTGAGCTGCCGCGCCTTGTCTAAGGCGGCGGTCCAACCGGCATCGTCGTAGTCGGCGCGGAGCACTTCGATGAGGCAGTCCTTGAGCGCGTCCTTCGCCGGCCGCAGTGACGGCAGCTGCGCCTGCAGAGCGGCGATCTGTCGCTGCTTGTGGCGGAGCGCCGTCTTCGCCCGGTGGAACCAGCGGGGATCGACGGAGCCTCGGCGCTGCTGGCGGTCCAGGTCGGCGGTGGCGATCTGCGCTTTGATCGCCGCGACGTCGTCCTCCAGCTCGGCGATGCGGGCCCGGCAGGCCTCCCGGGTGGGAGGCAGCTTGGGCAGCGCCGGTTCTTCGGGTGCCTGTGTCATCGCTGCCCCGCTGGTCAGACGGTCCGCCGCCAGGGCGCGGTGTTCGGCTTCGTCGGCTGCCCGGAACGGGCTGGCTGCGCGGCGGGCTGAGCCGGCACGGTGCTGCGATGACCGGCAGCCGGCTGCGGCGCGGGACGCTCCAGCGGTAGGTAGCGGAGCGTATTCGAGGCGTCGTAGCCGTTCTTCGGCGGCTGCACCTTGACGTCGACCAGCAGCGGGATGAGATGCAGCTGCTCTGAGTCGTCGACCTGCATCTTGCCCACCGCATGGCAGATCGCCGACAGCGTGCGCTGCGCGATCTCGACCGTCGTCGGATTGGTGTTGATCAGGTTGAGGCGATCGAACAGCTTGCGCCCGGCGTAAGGGCCATCGAGGATATCGATCTCCATCCACAGATACTGGCCGCGGCCGTCCTTGGTCAGCCGCATCTCGGAGTTGACGATCTGCGCCGGAAATTGTCCCGGCGGCACCGGCTCGAACGGCTTGTTCGGCTCGACGGTGGTGGCGTCGAAGGTGGTTCCCAGCTGCGCCATGGGTTCGGTCCTTTCGTTACGATGGGTTGCGGAAGTGCGGCATGGCCTCGGCGAATGCGGCCCACGTCAGGGCCAAGCTATCCGGCAAACCGTAGCGGTTCTTGGCAAGGAAGGCGGGACGCTCGGCGGTGTAGAGGACGCGCTCGCCGGAGCCGAGGGCACGCGTCACCTTCTTGTTGAAGCCGACGTCCGACTTGACGGTGCTGATCCGGTAGTTGGCGAACAGCACGACGTCGGAGTGCTCCTGCAGCAGCGCCGCGGCACGCGCATGCAACTTGATGACGTAGCGGTCGAAGGGTTCATGCTCGGGGCTGTCGAACCGCTTGATGTCGGTATGCGCGATCTGGATGACGGTCATGCCGCGCTCGTCGCGCAGCGCGTTCAGACCCTCGAGGTACTGCCGCCACAGATCGAGGGCGGCGACATAGCCCTTGCCGTAGCCCGGCTGCTCCAGGTCCTTCCAGCCGTTCTCCTGGCAGGCCTTCTGCCAGATCAGCGGCTCCAGCCAGTCGACGGAGTCGACGACCACGGTCTCGAAGGCATGGCTTTCGGTGTAAAGAGCGGCCAACGCCTCCATCACCGCATCGAAGGTCCTGGCGAGCGGGAAGTGCGTCGCCTGCAGCGTGCCGAGGCCGTCCTCGGTGCAGAGGAACACCGGCGCCGGCGCCGCGGCGGCAAAGGTGGTCTTGCCGATGCCGGCGACGCCGTGGACCAGGATGCGCGGCGGCATGAGCGCGGTGGTCGACGTGAGGATGGACCTGATGTCGATGGCCATCACGCCGCCTCCCTGCTCGCAGGCTCCAGGGGCTTCCCGGTCTCGACGGTGCGCGCCGGCTCGAACAGCCGGCGAATGGCTGCCGGCCACGAGGCGTAGGCCGTCTCGGCGACCTTCAGCTCGCTGCGGACGTACTGTGCCGGGTCGTCGTTCCAGTCGCGGCGGATGATCTCCACCGCCTCGGCGAGGCGTCTCTGATCCCAGCGCACCCGCTTCGGCAGTTCGGCGACGACGACGAATTCACCATCGGTGAAACGGATGGTGCCGGTCGACTTGCCGCCGGCAGCGCGGGCCTTGGCAGCACGATCGCCGTACTTGAGGTCGACGGCGCCATCGAGCCAGTCCTTGATCCGCTGCACTTGCTCAAGCGCTTCTGCCGCGTCGCGCAGCAACCGCGCCAGTTGATCGGGAGGCAATGCCGCGAGCGTGCCGATCGGCAGGTGCGGGATATCGTCGAGGGTTGCTCGGTTTCCGAGGCCGATGAAGCCCGCTGTTCCGTGCTCGCTGGAATGCCGCATCCGGGCGATGGTCTCGTCATCGTCACCGATCAGCCAAGCCGGCCCGGTTCGCGCTGGTGATGGCATGGCGGTTCTCCTTTACTGTTCGTTCTGCCGGCGTGCGCCGGACCGCTATCTCGTTATGTACCGGCCGAGGCCCCGATTTTTCCCACGGGAGCTGGCGGCAGAGTGCGCAACCGGGGCCGGGGGCGTGCCGCCCGGTGCGTTCGCTGGAAGATCGGTGCGGGTGTGGAGGTTCGCCTCTTCGAACGCCTCGATGTCGGCGAGGCGGTAGACGACCCGGCCGCCGAGCTTGAGAAAACGCGGGCCCTCACCGGCCCAGCGCCAGCGGTCGAGCGTGCGCAAGCTGATGTTCCAGCGTTGGGCGACCTCTCGTGTGCTGAGGTGACTGATCGTCAT